TTGCTGCGGGTCGAAAGGGACTTAGACCCGTGAAAAAATCTGAAAGAGGAAGTTTGAATGATATTTTAAGTTACATGTATACTATAACGCTAAAAACTGTTAAGTCAATAGTGTGTTTTAGTGGATATAGTGCTATATTCCTAATTTTTAGATTAACCTAGCAGTAATGCCCAGAAAGGGTAAAAGATGCTTGCTAGGTTTGAGGAGTATCTAAAAAGGGAACGTCACCAGAAAGCGTCCACTGTAAGCGATAATGTCAAAAGGGCTAAGTATTTACTAAGACACATTGAAGCACTAACGGCTGACAATTTCAAACATTATCGTTACACATTGGAAGACCAGGGGCGCTATCCAGAATACATCAACAAATACGTGACTGTGTGCAGACTGTGGGGGCATTGTTTTAATGATCCTGAATTGGAAGCGGTAGCGTGGGATAACCGGAAAATAGCCAAACAGAAATACATCCCTTCCCTTGCTGAAATTGTCGCTATTGTGACTTGCCCCGTAATCAGACAGCAAAATAAAGTCTTTCACGAAACTATGTCTTTGTTTTATGAGGTTTTGGCTACCTGTGGCATGAGACCTGGGGAATTGGCTAATATGACGCTGGAGAGAACTAATTTTGATATGGGTTTTATTTTGAGAGATGGTGATACTAAAACAGGGGAAGGCAGAATTGTACCGATCAATAACCGAGTGATAAACAAAGTTAAACAACGATATAAATATGCAGTCGAACATAAGCATAGTTTATTATTTACCAATCAGGCAGGGGGGAAGTTAAGGCAACAGGACTGGAATGAACATTTAGGGCTAAGACTTAGAGAATTAAATATGCCTAAGTTTGAAGGCTTTAGCGTCAAGTCATTCCGCAATTCCTACATTACGGAAATGCTACCCAAAATTCCCTTGTTTGATCTCATGCGCTTGGTAGGACATACCAATCCCAAAACTACCATGGGTTATTATGCTTACTGTGTGGATGCGCTCAAAAAGTACGCTAACCAGCATACGTTAATTACATCTTCGCTACCTTGCCAGCAAATAGCTAGCGATTTAATTAATGATATTCAAAAAAGATTAAAAGACGATCAAAGGTTTGATGTTAAATACGAGATATCCAATAAAACAATGAAAATAACCCTTAGATACTAAAAACCGCCAGTACACTCCTCTTTCAGAATTTGTGTACCGGCAGTATAACGTATTTTAGCACATCCTTGACAAAGTGTAGTAAACTAGCGATAGTAAGTTATCTACACAAATACAGGGCAACCCTAGGATTATTTAAACTGACTAATTGATGTAAAATGTGCATACTAAATACAGTCTTAGGCGGGGAGCTCAAAGCTCCCCCGAACTAACTAAGGTCTCAAAATGATCCCATTAGGTAATTTGATTGCAAGAGAACCTAGAGTAAAAACCACTCTGGGTTCTTTTTTTATGCGCTTACGTTTGGACATAAGCACTCCTTTCTCCCACCAAAAATAATTGGGCTCAAAAGGCTGGGATTTTGAACTCCCCGCTAAAACTGCATTGTTAAAGAACAAAAAAATCCGCTTGTTGATGGGCTCAGTTTCGAGAAAGAAACCCATCAATAAACGGACTTTAGCTCTCAAAACTGAACTTATCTCTGATAATAAAATACTAAATACCTTTAGGTCAAGTGCTACTTCATTTAATCAAAGTGGTGGTTGAAAGATTAGTTTAGTGTTGTAAAATTGGGGGCAATTCAATTAAACGAATTATGCCCACCTATCAAGCTGTACTTTCCAAGACAACAGCCGACCTCCACAAATCAAAGATATTAAATCCCCAATGTGTGCAATTAGTCTTAGATGTTTATATGACTCCCACCGAGTTTGCTAAAATCGTAGAGAAATACGATGAGAGCGAGTTTAAGGTGGAGATAAAAGGTGGAAAAAGTAGATGAAATAAAAGAAAAAAAAGTATTATTTTTAGAATGTTATCGCAAACTTCCTAACCAAAAATTAGCAGCAGGATTTATAGGTCGTGATGAAGATACGATAATTAGATGGAAAGATGAAGATAAAGAATTTGCGGACGCAGTTATCAAGGCAAAATCCGAATGGGCATTAGAAAAAGCTGGTCGAGTAAGATCACCAGAATGGTTGCTGGAACGGGTATTAAAAGACGATTTTTCATCAAGGCAAGAACATACAGGGAAAGACGGGGAACCGTTAATGCCAACACCCATTTATTCAGGCAAATCAAAAACTGAATAAGTATGTATTATACTGATACCACTGCCACAAAGAAAATCTTTGATTTAAAAAAACGTATCCGTGCCGTTGCCGGTGGCACATCAGCTTCTAAAACAATCTCTATCCTCATTTGGTTAATTGATTACTGTCAGGTCAAGCAAGACCGTTCCAAGATATGTACAGTCGTTTCAGAGTCTTACCCTCACCTAAAACACGGAGCCATGCTGGATTTTAAAAACATCATGGTTGATCGGGGTTACTGGAAGGACAGTTTGTGGAACAGTACTGACCATGATTACACGTTTGAAACGGGAAACAGACTTGAGTTTATATCTTTTGATAAGTTTGGCAAAGCACACGGACCCAGAAGAGATGTTTTATTTCTCAATGAGGCTAACAATCTTAATTACCTGATTTGTGACCAGCTAATGACCAGGACAAGGGAAACTGTGTGGTTGGACTGGAACCCATCAAATGAGTATTGGTTTTATACTGAAATCAAAGACAAACGCAAAGACGTAGATTTTATTACCCTCACCTACAAAGACGTGGAGAGTTTAGATGCTACCACCATTTCAGAGATTGAAGCGCACAAAGGCAACAAGAACTGGTGGACTGTGTACGGATTGGGACAGCTTGGCGATGTTGAGGGCAAGATATATAAGGACTGGCAAATCATTGAGAGCATACCCCATGAGGCTAGATTGGAACGCTATGGATTAGACTTTGGCTACAGTAACGATCCTACCGCCTTAATTGCAGTGTATTACTACAATGGCGGATTTATCTTAGATGAGATTACTTACCAAAAAGGCTTATCCAACAAACAGATAGCTGATATTATCAACAACCAGCCCAAAGCCCTAGTCATGGCTGATAGTGCCGAGCCAAAGTCTATTGATGAGATCATGAGCTATGGAGTCAATATTATCGCTACCCAAAAAGGCAAGGACAGCGTCAATCAAGGCATTCAGTTTGTGCAGGATCAGAGAATAAGCGTTACCAAGCGATCAATCAACATTATCCATGAGTATAGAAATTACATGTGGCAGACAGATAAAGATGGCAAGATCATCAATGAGCCGGATGTGGTGTTTAATCATGCGATGGATGCTTTGAGGTATGCGTTAGAAAGTTACAAACCAGATACCGAAGATTACAACGCACCCGATGACCCAATGGTAAAACGATTAAAAGGATTTTTTTAATGTTAGGAGAAAGTAAACATGGAAACTGCACCAATCAACTGGCAACAAGTCATAGAAGAATTTAAGAAATCAGAAAAAGGCTACTTGGCTGCCATTGATGATGTAATGCAAAAGGTAATCAAAGACAATCCCTACTCACGGATTGCCTTTACTTTATCCGTACAGGATGGCAAGCCAATGGATATGGTCATCACCCAAATAGATACACGGATTAAATTAGTGTTTAAAAACTGTTGACATACTTTAGCAGTCGTGGTATATATGCGCTAACGAGTCACTAGAAATACTAGAGCTCCACAAACCTTATAGGTTGTGGGGCTTTTTTTATGGCAAAAAAAACCATCCACACTGACACCTCAGACAAGACAGATAAAACACTGGGCAAGACTGACGATAAGAAAATCCTCAACCAAGTCAAAGACCACGCCTCATCATCATGGGAGTACATGGAACCCATACGTTCAGACTGGGACGAGAAAGAGGCTCTGATAATCTGCAAACTAAACGATGCTATCTCACAGGAAACAGACTCCCAGGTATTTGATCCAGAGTTAAATACGATTGCTTTTGAACGTACTGCCAGAGTGATGGCACAAGCTCCCAAAGGCAAAGCCTACGCAGTCTCGAAAAATGATATCGGCAAAAACAGGCTAATGAACTTACTGCGTGAGTATTACTACAAACACGCAACCTTCTGGCGACCCATGCTTATCAAAGAGCGCATGATGGACTTTTATTCCCAAGTGTACGGGACCATGTTTGCCTTAACTCCTTGGGTAAACCAGCAGCCGGAAATGATCCCCTGGCCTATAAGGATGTGCTGGCCTGATCCCCATGCTACCTCAGTCAATGAATGTACTTATTTTCAAATGGGGTCAATGAAATCACTGGTATGGCTGGAAAAGAGAGACAGAAGCACGTGGAGAAACATTGACGAGCTGAAAAAGAAAGTCATGG